AAGGTTCCTGATGGACTTGAAACTTTTAACACACCTGTATTAGTGTTATAAGATACGACTGTTGCTGTAACTGCTGTTGAACTTATATCAACACCTGTCACTGTTTCACCAATTGTAAATGAACCTGATAGATTTGAAATAATTAAATAACTTGGTAAAGATAATGTTGGTGGTGTTGGTGACGCTTCATATCCTGCGCCTGATTCAACTATCTTTAATCCTAATACTCTACCAATCTCTGAACCATAAGCATAAACAACAGCTCCAGCACCATTTGTATCATCTACTTCAACTGTTGGTAATGATTGATAGTTATTTCCGTTTGATATAATTCTTATATCTGTAATTTCGCCTGAACCTGTACCACTTTCTTGTACAATTTTATTTCCTGTGTATGGATCGCCTCTTGTTGTTTCATCTTCTAATACAATATGATCTTCCGTAGTTGATGTAGAAGTTTCTTGCGTTAGACCACCATTAACAACTGATACTTTCGCTCTCGCTGATCCACCACCTGTACCTGTATTTGTAAAATTAATGTCATCACCAATCTCATAACCAGAACCAGGATTGTCAATAATAAATTCTGTTACTCCACCTCGACCAATTGCGTTAACTTGTACAATGGCACCTTGACCACCACCAGTGATTGTTATTGAATCTGTTTCACTATATAAACTTCCGTCATTTGATATTGTAACAACTGATGGTAATCCTGTTACAGTAGCTTTAATAAAAATATCATCATCATCTGATGCTGTACCTCTAATTACTTCACTTGTAGAAAAAGTACCTACAATAGTTTCTTCGTTTAATATTATTTCTGATACTTCGTTTGCACCAATTTGAAACTTAAATACGTTTTCTACAATCGCAGTTGCTTCAGAAGTTTCTCCTTCAATTGAACGACCAATTAAATCTGCAGTATCGCCAGTTGTACCAATTGCTCTTAAAATCTTTTTAGTATCCCACTTACCATCAGAAACTCTTAATACTTGTTCTCTTGGATAAATTGTTTCTGATTCTAATCCAAAGAGTAATCTAAAAAATAATTCGTGTCCTCTATTAGTACCTTTTGCTCTATAAAGTGATTTTACATTTTTAATAAGTTTTCTTTTATCAACCCCATTACTTAATGTTTCAGGTAATGTGTTAAGAAATTCATTTCTAAATTTTGTAAGAAAGTTAGAAATCACTTTATCAGGATCTCTAAAATTTAATAACTCTTGTATATTAGTTACAGGATTTGGTTTGTAGTTATTAATAATCGCTGTTGCGTTTGAACTAGCGCCAACTACTGATTCACCATTTATAAACTTATCTTGCGCTGAAATAAAAAGTCTATTGTTATCTAAATCTTCACCAAGTACAGTTGCTGTTGCGTTTGATGTTTGACCTGTAATCGTTTCCCCTCTTGTAAATTTACCAAAGGCAGAACTTTCTAAAAGTATTTTATCACCTGCATCGAGTTGTGTTCTATCTGTATCAATACGAGAACCATCTAATATTAATTCATTCTCTTGTGCTGTTTCTGTTTCTAATTGAATACCATCTGTAGTTTGAATTGAAGTTACACCTAACTCCGCTGATTCCATAAACGTGTAATACGTTTTGATAAACTCTAAAAATTTAGGGTGTTGTTCTAATACGAACTCTGGAACCTGTTGATTAATCAGGTTTGATATTTTATCGGTGAACTTTGCCATTAGTAGTTAGATGTTGTTGTGTATCCAATACCAGCATCAGCAGAGCCACCAACAAAGGTATCTGCCTCTACTGTGATTGTTGAATTTGCTGTGTCTATGTCTAAAATCTGATCTCTAACTGGAACTATATCATATGACGCTGGTTCTACAGTCACTTCAATAACAGTTGATGAAGCGCCTCGTATATTTTCTACTGACGCAACTGTTAAAGAGTTAATTGTAATTTGACCTGTAGCGTAATTCACAGTTCCTTGAGTATTATTTACATATGTTCTTACTGAACCTACAAAATAATATCTTCTAATATTTCCATTTCCATCATCATCAAGGAAATAAATTTTTTCATCATTTGGTACTTTGAAACCAGAGGTACTAATTACACCACCTGTACCAGATTTGTGTCCAGCGTGTGGATTGTAAATACCATTTCTAAAATAAATGTCATATCTTGTTGATGAACTTAAAGTTGGTGTAAATGTTTTTCTAATTAATAAACTTGTTACGTTTGATAAGACACTTGTATCTGTGTCATCAATTAAACCTGTAACTTTTGAATGTCTAAACACACCATCAAATTTTTGAAGTGTATTTGTATTATAATTTGAAATCGCTGTAGTAATTTCTGATTTTAATGTTTCAGCAGTTTTTGTTGTTGCTCTCTCATCATACTTAACTGTTGAAGTTAATATAATTGAAGTTGTTTCTGGATCAACAATCTCTGGTCTAACAGAAGCAACATTGAATTTTTGTAATTGTGTTACAATACTTTGTTTTGTTGTATCTGTTAAAGTAGAACCTGACGCTGCTTTAATCGCAATCTTTACAACACCATAAACTGGCGTTTCATCATCTTCGCCACCCCACGCTGAAACTGATTGTGCGTTTGGATATAATTCTTGTACAAGTGTTTCGTAATCACTTGTTGTAACTGCTCTATCTTGTCTTGCATATTGTAACGGTGCGTTATATCGTATTGACTCTTTTGTTTGAGCCTCTGCGCCACCTTGAGCACTTGAAACTGTTGTTATAGTAACATCTGTAAAACCACCAACGCTTCCTGATAATGTAAATGTAGAAGCGCCATTTGCTTCAGTTTTGTTTGAAACAATATATTCCAATATAACAATATTACCGTCTGATAAAGATTGACCAACTATACCATCTCCAAAATAAACTTCAAACTTACCATCTTCACCTTCTTGTAAGAAATAAACTTTTGATGTATCATCTAAAGAAGTGAAACCAGATGCTTTTGTCCAGGTCGCTACTGTTGTATCAGAAACTGAATTTTGTACTTGAACTCTTAATGTAGATGTGTCGGCATTTACACTTGGAATAATAAATCTTTGGTCTGGATCAGAACTATCTACTGTATACTTAAATGTAACTAAAGTACCTTCGTAAATTGGTATACTTGAAAATCTATAAACACCTGAACTTGGTGTAATTGTGTGAGCAGCATTTGTAACAAACTGATAAGTTGTTCCATCAACTGATGATGTAAAAGTTGTACCTTTCGCCATAGTGATAGAAGTACCACTTGCGTTGTTTACTAAAATGTCTATTGATGCTGTCGGTGCTTTAGGTGATGTTGGTGTGTAACCTAACATCTTTGCTAATGACACAATATTTTTTCTAATGTCAGCACTATCAAGGTACATTTCATTTGCCAACATATTTGCATTGAAACCTAGGTAGTGTGTATTGTAGGCAAGTAAGTCTAATAAGATAGCAAAGCCAGAACCTTCAAAATCATAATCTTGGAACTCTGATTGATTTTGTAAAAATGTTTTTAGATTACTTTTTATATTATCAAAATCTAATTCAGATACTGAAAGTTTATTTGATGCCATTGTTATCTAATCCTTTGTAATAATGTTGAAACAGAAACTGGTTCAGGTATATTCATAACATAAAAATATACAGTAACTTCAATTCCATTTCTATCAGGTTGTTCATTTACGGTAACCTGCGATAATCTAGCTCTTGGTTCGTAGTTTGTTATAACTTCTTCAACTTTTCTTCTAATAAAGATACCAGTCAAGGGTGTAAAGTTTTCAAAAAGTAATTCTCTTATTCCACAACCTAATTCAGGGTGAAAAGGTCTTTCATAATTATTGGTTTGAATTAAATTTTTAACACTTCTTTTTACAGCATTTACATCTTCAATTTTTACAACATCATTTGTAACTACATTTCTTGTAAAATCCAAATCTAAATCTTTAAAAAAAGACCTTACAGTTTTTTTACTTTTATTCGTAGATGATGCATCGTATGCTGCCATAATACTTAATATTTATACACTATCCCGCAAAGACATTTGAAGAACCTGAAATCATTGCGCCACTATCTGCGCTATCCCCTATTCTTCCAACAGGAATACTATTAACTCTAACTGTTGATGATCCTACGTTTAAAAATCTTACGTGTGGTGGACAAGGTGGATTGGGTGGCGCAGGGTGAGATACTGTTGGAGCACCTACCACAATCACTTCAATACCATTTACTTTAACAGTACCATCAGTATTTGAAGAAGCGATTGTAGTTGTTCCTGTACATGCGTGTCCAGTCGTCAAACTATCGCCTACTCTACATACTGCGGGCATTTATTATCCTTGTTTGTTGTAAATCTTAAATGATCTTTTCTTATGTTTATTCATAGAACTTCTTTTAACCTTTTTACTATTGCCTTGAGAAGTCTTTTTGGGTATTCTTTCGTGTTTTACAAAACCTTTTGATATTTTTGCCATTATTTACCTAATTTCTTTTTTCTTCCAAGAGGTAATTGAATTGAACTAACAATTTTTTTACCTTTTTTACTAATATATTCAAATCCGATCAATTGATTTTTAAAATTTTCTTGTACTGACTTGATTGCCTTCTTTAAACTTGTATTTTCTTTTTTTTCTTCTTGTCCTTTGTCATTCCAGAACAAAAATTCACGCATTTTTGCCATTTTTTTAAGCTCCATTAAATAAATCTTCGTTAATTGTTGATTTTTCTTCTTTTTCTTCGTGTCTGCAGTTACCACAACACTTAATTTCACCATTGCCATCATAATCTTTCATACAATCGCCACCACAGTGACAGTTGTGTCCGCAATTTTGACAATATTTCATAATTTTTTCCTTTTTTACTATATTTATCTTAAAATTTACAAGTGGCTTGAGCCGTGGTTGTTCTATTTTCAA